TGTTAGTGGTTACAAGTCGTAGAAGAACCTATCTAACATTTAAGATATTATTATCACTTTACCTTTTATCAGTCCCAAGCCATCGGTTACACTTCATCCCTTCGTCGTTTAGATAATATTAACGACTACATTTATAAATATGTCGTAGTTTTGAAAAGTTCGTATTTTGTAAAAAAAAAATAAAAAAATTTAAAGTAAATAGTTTTTTTTTAATTATGGTGATATTTATTAGTATAATAACAACTAATAACAACTAATAATGACTAATAAGATGGGAACAACAAACGAAAAATGGTTAAATGATTTAAGTGAAGGGGAAAAAGGTGAAAGAGTAGTAGCCGAGTTTTTTAAGAAAAGATTTGGATTAGACGACATATCTTATAATAATAATAGTGAATATGACTTCAAGGGTAGAAAAGACGGGAGAACCATTTATTTTGAGGTTAAAACTGATAGATATGAGTACTTTAAAGAACAAAAAACATTTAATATGTTTATAGAAATAACTTGTAGTGGGAAACCAAGTGGTATATTAACTTCAAAAGCAGACCATTTTGTGTATTACTACCCCGATTTAGAAGAACTTTATATTATACCTATGGACGAATTAAGAATGTTATGTATAAAAGAAGAAATACAATTAACATCTATGTCTGGTGATGGGGGTAGAACGGAAGGGTATTTGGTACATAGAAACTTATGGAAAGATAAATTTAAAGTATATTCAGTAAAAAAAGATACTGATATATGGAGAAGTAAATAAACAAATAAAAAAAACGAAAAATGGAAAAAACAATTAAATTAGAAAATTATGATTACAGAAGTGAAGAATGGTTGATGGACGATATTGATTTAGAAATCACTTGGGTTGAAATGGATAATGTAAATTATGAAATTTTAGACATAAATACAACCGAAGAAAATTCGGTAGTTGTAAAATACAAATTGGTATGAACCGAATATTGATGATATTAGATTATATGGAACATACAAAAGAGGGGTATTTAATGGTGTATAAAGGACTTAAATATAAAATATCATATAAAGTATTAACTGATAAGGTTAGACACCGAACAAGCGAACCTACGACATTAGATACACTAATAGAATTATACGAAGAAATACCAAACTTCATAAAATCACAAAAAGAAAAAAAATAAATTATGGCTTACATCTTTTTATCTTACATCATAGGAGTTTTGATGGGGATTGAAATAAACAAAATAATACAAAAGAAAAAATGATAGATGAATTATTGGGGTTAGATACAGATAACATAAGACCCCACCACGACCGAGTTATGCAAGATTTAATAGATTATAACTGCGATTTAGAGTACCGACTTCAACTATACACCGAATATGAAGAAATAGAAGGTATTTACAAGGCGGAGTTTGTTTTAAAAGAACAAGAAATAATCTATACAATATTAGGTACTACATCTGCACTTTTATATGTTTATAATAAAATAGAGCAGTTTGAATTATCGGCAGAATTACATAATGAAATGAAAAAAAGTTTTTGTTTAATTATGAATGAAGTTTTTCCTGATACCAATAATGAAAAAAAGTTTTTTGAATTGGTAGATAAAATGTTTGAAACATTCAAAAAAATAAGTGAATAATGGATATCAACGAAATACTAATAGAAATAACAACTAAAGGGTCAGTATATGACGAAATAATAAATAATCTACTTACACCCCGTGTAGATTTAAAACCTGAACTTATAAGTGAATTATCAATATCTTTTTTAGAGAATAAAAAAAAGATAGAAGAAGTATATGAATTGGGGTACTTCAAATATTATTTTATAAATGCGGTTAAAAACCAAGTACATTCTAATACATCTTCTTTTCATAAAAATATACGGATACAGGACTACGAATTTTATGAAGAATTTTTAGATATTAAAGATGATGATGATTTAGATATGAAAATTTTATTTGAAGAAAAATTAGATAGGGTAAATGAAGTTTATAAGGGTGTTAAAAAAAGTTGGTTTGAAGATAAAATGTGGGAAGAATATTTTATCAATAATAAAACCTATAGAGAAATAGAAAGAGAATATGGATTAGACCACTGCCTGGTCTTTCATAATGTAAAAAAAGTCAAGGATAAAATAATAAAACAAATAAAAGATGAAGGGGTTTAGACCCCTTTTTTAATTTAAAACACAAACAAAAATAGGTGTTTAATATTTAATTGTAAATAAAGGATAAATAAAGTAAAAATTATGGAAACAAAAAATGAAAATGTAAAACTGATGTTGGGAAACAACATAGACAGATTAAAAGAACTACCTGATAACTTCGTGGATAGTATTGTAACTGACCCACCTTATGGATTATCATTTATGAATAAGAAGTGGGATTATGATGTACCATCTGTAGAGTTTTGGAAAGAGGTTTTAAGAGTGTTAAAACCAGGTGGGCATGTATTATCATTCGGTGGGACAAGAACATATCACAGAATGGTTGTAAATATGGAAGATGCGGGTTTTGAAATAAGAGACCAGATTATGTGGGTATATGGTAGTGGGTTTCCTAAATCATTAAATATCGGTAAGGAAGCAGATAAGAAGTTGGGTAATGAAAGAGAAGTGATTGGTGATAGTAAAAGACACGGAGGAGGGAGTTATGGAATGTTTGGATATGAAGTTAATAATAAAGAAACAAAAGGTTCATCACCATATGAAGGTTGGGGAACAGGATTAAAACCTGCGAATGAACCAATATGTTTGGCAAGGAAACCAATAGAAGAAAAAACCATCACCGATAATGTATTGAAGTATGGAACTGGTGGAATAAATATTGATGGATGTAGAGTTGGAACAGATACTATATCAACACACAACGCACCAAAAGGAACATTTGCTGGTGGTGAGTTAGAAAGAGGTAGTGATACAAATAGTTATACAGAACACGAAGGTAGGTTTCCTGCTAATGTGATATTAGATGAAGAAGCGGGTAGAATATTGGACGAACAGAGTGAAGGAGCAAGTAGATTTTTCTACGGAGCAAAGGTTAGTAAGAAGGAAAGAAATATGGGGTTAGATAATTTTGAAGAAAAAATAAGTGGTGATGGTAGAAAGACAATACAAGCAAATACACCACAACAACGAAATATAAACAACCCTAAAAAAAATCATCACCCCACCATAAAACCAATAAACCTATTGACTTATCTATGTAGGTTAATCACACCAAAAGGAGGGGTTATACTTGACCCTTATATGGGTAGTGGTTCTACAGGAATATCTGCATTATTAGAGGGTTTTGAATTTATCGGTATGGAAATGGACGAAGATTATTTTAAAATTGCTGAAACACGAATTAACAATTATGAATTGTATAAAGATTTAATAAAAAAAACGAAATGAATTACGAATTAAAAGAAGAAGTAGAAAGATTGGTTGGTTTAAAAAAAACCACTAAAATTGATGTTAAAAAAATGGCAGATATTATAAGGAATTATATTGACCCTAAATTTTCGGTATGTACCCACTGCGTAGCACAAATAAAATTCGCACAAAATCAACTTAAAAAATGGTTGAATAATGGGGTAAATTTTACATCTAACGAAGAAACACCTAATGAAGAAGTAAATACCCCACCGATTAAAGAAAAGAAACCTGGATGTCAGAAATGCCAAAAAAAAACAAGGGTTAAAAAATAATTTTTTTTAGATAAAAATTACAAAAATGACACTATATGAGCAAGCAACAACCTGAAGTTTGGAAGAAAAAACTATTAGACGCCCTTGAAAGAAGTTTAGGGGTGGTTTCGCCAGCCTGTAATGAAGTAGGTATTTCAAGGGATAGGTTCTATACCTACTATAATGAAGATGAAACTTTTAGAAAAAGGGTAGATGAAATACAGAATTACCAACTTGACTTCGTTGAAAATCAGTTATTCAACAAGATTAGGGAGGGTAGTGAAAAAAGTATTTTATTTTATATGAGGTTTAAAGGTAAAAATAGGGGTTATGTTGATAGACAAGAATTAGAACATAAGGGCGAAGGTATAACAATAAATATAGTTAAACCAAAAAAAGATGAAGATAATAAGAAGTAATAATGAATATGAATTTTTGATAGGTGAAGATGCCCTTGAATTATTTGACTATTATGGTGTAGATGAATTACACGGACTAAATAGAACCGATTGTATTAAACGAATGGAAGAAGGTGGGACATACATAGATGGTATGTGTAATCTTATCCCCCACGACTATAGTAGATTTTACATATTCATTAACTTAAAAGCATGTGATGGGTCGTATAAAGATATTACATTAGTTCAACACGAATGCACACACGGAGGTTTTACCAAATATAACCACAACCCAATATACGAAGAAGAAATAATAAGTTGGGGTGAAGAATTAACAAATGAAATAATGCCCCAAATATTCAGGGAAATAAATATAAAACGAAGTAAAGAAAAGGAAACATATGGAAATAAATTTTACACCTTCACTAAAACAGGACTTAATATTTGAGTATTTTGATGACGACATAACGACTGAAGTGTTATATGGTGGGGCGGCAGCAGGTGGTAAATCATATGGTGCCTGTGCATTCACCATCATTCAGTGTTTGAAAAATTCTAATATAAGGGTGGGGTTAGCAAGGAATGAATTAACCACCCTGAAAAAAACCACAATAGTTTCACTTTTTGAAGTGATGAATGATTGGGGATTAAAGACAGACGAACATTATAAGTATAATTCAACTACGGGTGAAATAACTTTTACTAATGGGTCAAAAATAATCTTACTTGAATTAAAGTTTATACCAAGCGACCCCAACTATACAAGGTTAGGGGGTCAGTTATTAACATTTGGTATTATAGATGAAGCGGGTGAAGTAGATGAAAAGGGTAAGCAAATATTTCAGTCAAGGTTAGGTAGATGGTTAAATACAGAAGTGGGGATAAAACCCTTCTTATTGATGACTTGTAATCCATCAAAAAACTTCCTTTATAGGGATTTTTATTTACCAAGTGTAGATAACACCTTACCACCACATAAAAAGTTTATTAGTGCCCTTATATTAGACAACCCATTCATAAATGATGTATATGTTTATAACCTACATAAGACACTTTCAACGCAAGATAAGGAAAGATTAATAAATGGTAATTGGGATTATGATGATGACCCCAATTCACTTATGGATTATGAAACCATATTGAATATTTTTATAGACAAAAAACCCGAAAATGAAAAATCAAAAACCTATATTAGTGCGGATATTGCATTCACAAGTGATAATAGTGTTATAATGATATGGGAAGATTTAACCCTTGTAGAAATAATAGTTAATCCAGATGGTAAAATAGAAGATGTTATAAGGGATAAGGCAAAAGAATATAGGGTATTTCCGCAAAATATAAGTTATGATAGTGATGGGGTTGGTAAATATCTTATGACTTATTTAAAGTCGGCAAAGGCAATAGTCAATAATGCGAAGGCATTAAAAGATGAAAATTATGAAAATCTAAAAACACAATTATATTTTAAACTGGCGGAGTTAATAAATAAGGGGGATGTAAAAGTAGTAAAAACCAAATATGATGAAAAGATTATAGAAGAACTACAACAAGTCAAACACCGACCAACCGACCGAGTAGGTAAGATTGCGATGGTACAAAAGGGAGATGTTAAAAGAATGTTAGGTCGCTCCCCCGATTTTAGTGATGCGATGGCATATAGAATGATTTTTGAAATAAAGGTGGGTACAACTAAAACATTTAGGTTTATGTAAAAACACCCAATCAAAAAATATATTTATAATAAAATTAAGATATGAATAAAGAAATGATTTTAGGTATTATTAGACACACCCTTACATTCGTTGGGGGTATTTTAGTAATGAAAGGTTTTGTTAGTGAAGAAACTATGTACGAAATAGTTGGTGGGGTATTAACCCTTACTGGTGGTATTTGGTCTGTATTAACAAAAAATAAATAATAAATAAATAAAACAAAAAAGGAATGATTGATTTAAAAGTTAAAGTTGATGATGAAGTAAAAGAATTTACCCTACCTGAAAGTTGGGATGATGTAAATATAGGGGATTTTTGTAATCTATTTGCATTTGAAAGACAAGGGTTAAATGAAATAGAATTGGTTGTAGAAAGCATCCACCAACTTATAGGTATAGAAAGGGATTT